CATCAGATACTGGATCAGGATTTGCTTTTACAATAGTAGATACAAATAATAACTACTATTATTTAGCTGGAGCCGCTTTTGGATTTGATTATAACACTTATAGCAGTACTTTAGATTATGGATACTTTAGTCCTAACGCAGGTTCTGGATATACTCTAAATCAATGGACTGCGTCTCTAATTAGTTTAGTTAACAGCACTCCAGAAATATCAAGTTTGTTCAATGTATCTTCTAATGGAACTTCTCTTATATTCAGCGCATCAGCTGGAACAGGCGGAAATGGTATTAAGCTATACACTGGTCTTTATATAGGACAAGTCACAGGATCTACAATACCAGACGCTACATTAGCTAATGGTACTACTAACGCCTTAAACGCAGCATTTGATCTTGAGACACTAACTCAAGGTGAAGTAATGAATAATAACGGAAGTCTTTCTTCTACAGTTAATGGAGCATTACCTTCAGGATCTTCTGCAAATATCAGATGGGAAGTAGTTGGAGCTGATACTGGATCAGGAGTTTTCAGCTTGATCATTAGACGTGGAGATGACTACGAGAATAATAAAACTATCCTAGAATCTTGGAATAACATATCTTTGGATCCAAATCAACCTAACTACATATCATATGTTATAGGTGATGCTAAAGAGACTCCAGTACTAGAAAATGGAAGTTATTACTTACAGCTTAGCGGATCTTATTCAAATAAGTCCAAATATGTAAGAGTTAAAAATGTATACACTCCAACTCCTAACTACTTAAATCAGTACGGTCAACCATACGCTCAGTATACCGCTTCAATACCTAGGGTAGGTTCAGGATCTGCTCAAGGAACATTCGGAGCGGCTGTTGGAAGAGTTTGGGGGTCTTTTGGAAAAGCTCCGCTTAACTTGTTTGAATCAATAAAAACAACAGTAGCTAATGAAGCTACTAATGGAGCTCAATCTAACGTACAAGGATTATTTGTTGGAGATTACACAATCGCAACAAGCTTACTTCTTAACAAAGATGCTTACGATTTTAATGTAATCTACGCTCCAGGAGTAAATACTCAAAACGCCCCTTCAGTGGTATCCGATGTTCTTAGTATCTCTCAAACAAGAGGAGATTCTATAGCAGTAGTTGATTTGACTTCTTTTGGTCAAAGTATCAATAGCGTAATACAAAGAGCTCAAACTTACGATAACTCTTATGGAGCAGCTTACTGGCCATGGGTGCAAATCTCTAGCCGTGAAACTGGTAAGATTAACTTTGTTCCTGCTTCTACTTTAGTACCAGCAGTATACGAATACAATGATAAAGTAAGCGCTGAATGGTTCGCACCAGCAGGTCTTAATAGAGGCGGAATGTCTACAGTGCTTAGACCAGAAAGAAGGTTAAGCGTAGATGATAGAAATTCTCTTTACACCGCTAAAGTTAACCCAATCGCTACATTCCCTGGAGTTGGAACAGTAATATACGGTCAAAAGACTCTACAATCTAAAGCTTCTGCTCTTGATCGCGTAAACGTAAGAAGGTTATTGATTGCTCTTAAGCGTTACATTGGTCAAATTGGAGAAACTATTGTATTCGAACCAAATACCCAAGTAACAAGGAATAAGTTCTTAAATCAAGTTAATCCTTATCTTGAATCAGTACAACAGCGTCAGGGTCTCTACTCTTTCCAAGTTGTAATGGATGAAACAAACAACACACCTGATGTAATCGATAGGAATCAATTGGTTGGTACAATATATCTACAGCCTACAAGGGTAGCAGAATTTATCCAACTTGATTTTAACGTATTGCCAACAGGAACTACTTTCGGAGCATAAACATAACAAAAAAATAAAATGAAACTAACAGAAAATACAAAAGTAAGAGTAAAGGTACCAAAACACCTCTACGAAGCAATTCAAGCAGAATTGGATAAGAAACACGGAATGGATGAAGCTATCTCTGGAAAAGCAGAAGAGCTTAAAGATTTCTATGAAAAAGTAAAAGAGCAAGTAGACGGTGGCACAGATCTAGATTCAGCAATTACTTTCGTAATGAATGATCTTGGAATGGAGATGATGGAAGAAGGCAAAGAAATGAACGAATACGTAGGTATGAGTCCAGATCAAGCTCAAGTAGCAGAAATACTCGGATCTCTAATAGCTGCAGGCGGATTAGGCGCAGCTGTAAAAACAGCTCTTCAAATGGCTTTGGATAAAATCAAATCTAAGAAGTCTGGTGGCGAAGAAAAGGGAGACATCAACGAATATGTTGGTATGAGTCCTGATCAAGCACAAGTCGCAGAAATACTTGGATCTTTGATAGCTGCTGGAGGATTGGGAGTAGCTGTAAAAACGGCTCTTCAAATGGCTTTAGATAAGATCAAATCTAAGAAGTCTGGTGATGCTGAAGCTAAAGAACCAGTGGCAGAAGTAGAAGAAATTGAAGAAGCTTTTGATTTTGAAACTTTGATGGAAGCAGTAAAAGACGCTTCTAAGAAAAAAGCAGAAGATAAAAAGAAAAAAGAAGCCGAAGCTAAGAAAAAGAAAGAGGCAGAAGATAAAAAGAAAAAAGAAGCCGAAGCTAAAAAGAAAGCTGTGGCTGCTAAGAAAAAATAAGTTCTGAATATTTATAAGAGAACATAAAATTAAAAGAGATGCCAGTACTGGATCCATCAGAAATAATGTATACGGCCTTTGAACCTACGGTAGCCAACAGGTTCGTTATGTACATCGACGGTATTCCGTCTTACATGATCAAAAAGGCAGACGCTCCAGGTGTGACTTTAGGAGAAATCAAACTCGACCACATCAACGTTTATCGCAAGCTTAAAGGAAAAGCAGAGTGGAGAGACATGACTCTTTCTCTTTACAATCCTATATCACCTTCAGGCCAACAGGCTATTATGGAGTGGGTACGCTTGCATCACGAATCAGTAACAGGCCGTGACGGTTATTCAGACTTCTATAAGAAGGACTTGAATCTCTCTATCATCGGTCCAGTTGGTGACGTGGTATCAGAGTGGATCATCAAAGGAGCTTTCATTAAAGAAACTGCTTTCGGAGCCTACGACTGGTCTACAACAGATCCTACCGAATTGACAATGACTATCGGAATGGATTATTGCATCTTAAACTACTGATATAGAATTATATTTTTAATTATCAATTTTAGAAACCTCCTGATATTTATAATAAAGGGAGGTTTTTTTATGCTGTCAACTTATTTTGAAATTATTAGATTCGCTCTGAATCAGAATAGAAAAAAGAAAGATGGGATATATTATGAATCTCATCATATTATTCCTAGATCATTTGGAAAAAATAGCACAACAGTCTTATTAACTCCAGAAGAACATTATCGTGCTCATAGATGTTTAGCAGAAGCATTTTCTAATCATTCAATATATGGTCAAAAAATGTTATGGACTTTTCATAGAATGACTTATAATAATGGAAGAGCGATCTCTGAAAAAGAATACGCAGATGCTAGAGAATTATTGATGCCACTTTGGAAAAGAAATAAATCAGAATCTTTTAAAGAAAAGATGAAGGTTAAAATGAAAGGTAATAAAAATGGTATCGGTGGCAAAGACAATTGGACTCCAACAGAAGAACAAAGGAAAAATTATTCCAAAGCAGCTACTATAAGACAATTAGGTCAGTGCGGAGAAAATTCTAGAGCATCTAAAGGAGCTGTTATATATGAAACGATAGACGGTAAAAAAATAGAAGCTGGTAGCGCTCATTTATTGAGTAAGATAATAGGAATAAAAACATCTACTATGATATATAGAATGAAACATAAAGAAGGTCAAATGATAAACGGCTACAAAGTTTATTATAAATAGTCTGCAACACTGCGGTCTTTTTTTTGTGCAATAATCTAGTGTTGTGTATATTTATAAATAAATAATTAATTTTATGTCCGAATCAAAGTTTACAGTACCTACAGAAATGGTAGATCTTCCATCAAAAGGTTTAGTTTATTCAAAAGACAATACACTTTCCTCAGGAAACATCGAAATGAAGTATATGACCGCTAAAGAAGAAGATATTTTAACTAATGTCAATCTTCTTCGTCAAGGTTTAGCCATCGAAAAGATGCTTAAAAGTCTAATCAAGACTCCGATTAATTACGAAGATCTGACATTGGGAGATCGCAACGGTCTTCTTATCGCAGCTCGTATCCTTTCTTATGGTAAAGATTACTCTTTCAAGTATAAGAATCCAAATACAGAAGACGAAGAAACGGTTACCGTAGATCTTCAAAATCTTAAGTATAAAGAAGTAGATTTCTCTAAGTTTGAAAACAAAAACGAGTTCGTTTTCGTGCTTCCTTTCTCTAAGAACGAATTAACTTTCAAGATTCTTACAGTATCAGATGACAAAAAAATAGATGAGGAGATTAAAGGAGTTAAAAAATCCCTAGGTCAAGATCAAGGAATGCTTAGCACAAGACTAAAGTACCAAATTACTTCAGTAAACGGAGACTATTCACTAAAGACAATTAGGGATTTTGTAGACAGTGGAGCACTACTCGCTAGAGATTCTATAGAGCTAAGAAAATATGTATCCCAGATCACACCAGACATCGATACGTCAGTCCAATTCACTCTTAAAGATGGAACAGAAGTAAACACTGATTTGCCGATGGGAGCGGAATTCTTTTTTCCCGGGTTCGGAGTATCGTAAAGAGTTTATGACCGAAGTCTTCGAACTTACCTACCACGGTGGCGGAGGCTTCGGCTACTTCGAGGTGTGGAATATGCCGGTTCCACACCGTAGGTTTAACCTTAAGAAGATAAACGAATACTTGAAAAAAGTACAAGAGATCAGAGATGAGCAATCTCAGAAAGTAACAGAAAATACGGATATGAATAAGTTTAAGATTCCTGACTTCGTTAAAGAAGCCTCAAAGGATTATGATTTTGTTACTAAGGCAAAATCTAAGAAGTAAATATTTATCTTTATAGATAAACTACATGGCGACACCTCCTACAGGAAATACTCCTTTACCTCAAAATTCCCTAAATTACGAACAACTAAAAAAGGGATTAAAAGATCTTATAGATTCTGAAGGAGACTATAATAATCTATTAAAAGACGCGAATAAACAACTTGAATCCATGGATAAGCACTATGTAAAAATAGCTGCAAGAATGGAATCAATGAATAAAAGTACTTTAAATGTA